CTAATTTTTCATTGACAGTCCCGATCCCGTATGCGTCTGCGTGGAGGTGTGCGTGGGTAAAGGTGCAGAGAATCGCAAAGCTATTATAGTCTCTTGTTCTTGCGATTCTCTGCATTGAAACTTTTTAAAAAAAAGCAAAGATAGGGGTTGACATATGGGATCAGGTGGGATATATTATATATAAATCAACGGCAACAAGGAGAACGATATGCCACAAAAAATAATACAAGAGAACTCGCCCTTTGAGTTTTTAGGTCAACACTTAGAGGTTGCCTATCGTAGAGGCGAGTTACTCGGTTTAAAGAAAGCGATCTTAGAACTGACTAAATTAGAAACTAAGATCGAAACGACACTTCGTGAAATGGAAAGGGAACTAAATGAAAAAGATCCACACGATAAATAGGAAAGGCAAAAGAGCCGTTCATAAAAAAAGAAAGAGAGGCAAATGGTCTGAACACTTTGTTCAGACCACAACTTACTCTCACAAAAGATAGCTTCTCCTTTAGCTAGAGAGCCACGACAGAAATGTCGTGGCTTTTTTTTGATCCCCAAAACATGACTCCGCGACCCCCCGATCCAGGCAACAACAGTTGCAGCAGTCCCTTCGGTGTAAAGTTGCAGAGGTTCGCAAAGCGACCACTCCGTTACCTCTGCAAACCAACCTCGATCCAGGCACGCACCCGACTGCTGGAAGCAGCCTCGCCTCTCCGTTAAAAGTCGCAAAGACTCGCAAACTCATCTTTGCGATTGAATCAACTTTTTTAATTCGCAAATAACCCTCCCACCCAACCCTTTTATTATATCAGAAAAAATGGGATTGTCAAGGATTTTATTTTATTTTTTTTGCATTATTTGTGTTGACTTATGGGAAAAAATGGGATACATTAACAAGACTTAATAAAAGCGAAAGGAAATAAAAATGCCGATAGTACAAACAATAAACGAACATCAATTTATTGATGCTTTTAAAACTTGGGACACATACAAAAATAATTTTTCTTATGAAGGCTTGAAGGCTTTATATGAAGAGTTAGAACAAGTTGCCGAGTGCATGGACAACGAAACAATAGAACTTGATGTTGTTGCAATCTGTTGCGATTACACCGAGTTTGAAAACTTCAAAGACTTTCAAGAACAATATCCACATTCATATATAAAACATATCTTCGGAGGTTCGGAAGATTGTCTTGATTATTGGACTAGTGTTATCTTGCCCGAATGTTGGGTAGGCAAAGACTCAGACAATACAGAAGAAGTTAAACACTTACCTTTTATAATTCGAAATTTCTAAACCAAGAAGCACCCCGAAGGGGTGCTTCTTTTCTTTTGCCTCCATTCACATATCCTCTTGTTGGGGTTGCAAAGGTGCAAAGACTCGCAAACTCATCTTTGCAAAATCAATGCCACTTTTCGATTCGCACACCCCAAACAATCTTCCAAACTCCCGAAGGTCAGAAGTGCCTCGGCTTCGGGGGACACCGAGAGGGACGCAAGGTGCTTGGACGCAAGGAACTCGCAGAGTTTACCACCTTCAAACAAATATAGAACCGACTTAGAAGATGCACGAACCAAGAAAAAAGAAACATAATTATTGGCTTTTAGCCTCAAATGTGTTGAAATTTGTGAAGGTTCGACCTTGAAAGTGTTTCCTTTTGTGGGGGATTTTAATTCAATAAACAAAGGATATTTTTCGTTGATAATTATAACATCTGGAAACCCACTATTAAATTTATTTTCTATCTTTTGGATAAATGTGCCTTTTGGCAAATTATCTTTTATTGATAAAAAAAAGTTTTTTTCTGTCATTTAGTGCTTGACCTTTATGGGATTATGTGGGATAAACATTTATATAATTTATTATAGCGAAAGGATAATAATATGGAAGCAGTAATAATACCACAAGACCAACAATGGTTTTTAAGTGGGTTGTATGTTCTTGAAACAATAGTAGATGAACAAGAAGAAACAACCGAATATGTTAAGTTTAACTTTAAGGAGGTTTCTAAAGATGACTGACGTAGTTGAATATGATGTAAAAAAGAGAGCTTCCCAACATTGGGAGGCTTTCGCCAATGGCGAAAAAATGGTGGAAGATATGCCTTTTTTTAAAACCAAAAAAGAAGCAATATCTTTTCTACAAAAATATTATATTAGATACGAAATAGAAAACACTTGGTTATTGAAAGGAGTGCAAAGATAAAATGAAAGCTATTTTAATTAATCCCGAAAAAGAAAATATCTCCGTTGTCGAGCATGACGGAGATATTTCTTGCTTGTATAAACTTTTAAATTGCAAAACTATTGAAGCAGTTTATCCGTTTGCTCCTCAGAAATTAGGATCAAACGATATCATATATATAGATGAAGAAGGGTTACTAAAAGATAGTAATTTTTCTTTTAGTATTTTAACTGACGATAAAAAAGAACTTCCTTTATTTGGTAATGGAATAGTTGTTGGAACTGATGACGAAGGCAACGATATTGCTTGTCAATCAATTTTATCAGATATCGAAAGAAGAGTAACTTTCAGAGGTAAGGTTCATATTGAGAATGATGGGCAAGGTTTTAATATAACTCCTTGGCATATCTATCAAAATAATCTTGACGAGATAAAGTTGCTTTTAGAAAAACTCAGAACTGAAGGGAGTGCTTAATGCCAAAATTTTATGAATGTTGTCTTTGTGATGGTCTCATAGATCATCACAAAAATGAGAATGGCGAAACTTATTGGACAAGAGGGCATAATGCTCAACCAATTAAAGAAGGGCAATGTTGTGATTGGTGCAATACTAATGTTGTCTTACCAAAAAGATTTGAAAATATAATGAAAGGAAACTTCAATGAAGAAAATGCACAAAGCTAAACAACGATCTAACCAACATAAGCGAAAGCATAATCCGAAATCAACACACAGATGGGGGGTTATCTTGGGTAAAAAAAGTGGGGGTAAGCAATTTCAAAAAAGCATATTCTCAAAATCAAAAAATAACCCATACGAAACATTGAATGTGTAGCAGTTGTCAAAGTAGTACACGGATTATTCGTGTACTATCTTGAAAATTGCAACAACAAACGAAAGGAAAAGATATGCAGATTTCAAAACTAGAGGTAAAAAATATCTCACACTATGCGAGGGGTTCAGAAGAAACACCTTGTTATAATGCCACAGTATATATCAATGGCAAGAAAGCAGTTGAAGTATCTAATGACGGACATGGTGGAAGTGATAGACAACACACCTATCCCGAAAGTGGTTTTAGACTTCAAGACATTGATAAATGGTGCGTTGAAAAATTCGGTCAAGAGACTTGGGAGTATGGTGGCAAAACCTATTCCACAGACTTAGACTTGGAGCATTACTGCCACCAGGAATTATATAATTGGCTTGATACGAAAGAGTTGAAGAAGGAAATGAAAAAGCAATATCTTTGTGTTGATAAGAAAGACGACAAAGAATTTTTAGTTGCTTGGAAAAGACCTATTTCAAAAGTGATTGATGATGATGGTTTTCAGACTTGGCTTAAAAAGAACCAACCACACATGGTTGGCAAGTGTCTTAACTTTCTACCATTCGATCAAGCATTAAAATTATTTAAGGAGTACACATAATGGATGATAAATGGAGAAATAGAATGCATGATCATCAATTCATAACATTAGACACATCTCTTCCAAATTTATTGGAAGAGGTGGGTCACAAGATCGATTGGAATGACGATGAATCTAGGAGTAACTATCATGCTTTTAGAAACAGAGTTTACCAATTAATAGATAAATATTACCAAGGAGGAAATAATGGGTAGATATTATCATGGAGATATTGAGGGCAAGTTTTGGTTTGGAGTTCAATCAAGCACTGATGCCGAGTTCTTTGGAGTAGAGGGAAATGCAAATTTTCTTCACTACTACTTTGACGAAGATAACAAGAAAGATATTGTCAAAGGTAAACTTGAGTGTGAAAGAAAACTAGGAAAGTATAAAAAACTTTTAGATGAATTCTTTGATACTCGTGAGAGTTATAATAATAAATCACTTCAAGATTTTTTAGATGAAAAAGAACATCCTCATAAGCATACTGAGAATGGAGTTAGATATTATCTAGAGTGGTATGCAAGATTGAATCTTGGGAAAAAGATTTATGATTGTATACTTGAACAAGGAACATGCAGTTTTGAGGCAGAATTATGACAACAAGTTACAGTAAAATCAGAGGAAGATCAAAAGGCTATAGATATAGAAATTCTATAGTCGATCTTCAAAGAGATCTTCAAAGAGCAAATGCTAAAAAAACTCCACAAGAGTTGGAGGAGAATGAAATGTTTGAAGATGATCCTCGTGCTTTAAAAGAAATAGAATATGGTCGAGTGGTAAGAAAACCTACGACCATGCTCCATGCCATGAGAAAAGGAGATGTATTCGATGATTAATCATCTTGATTTATGTAGTGGTATTGGTGGGTTTGCTCTTGGATTTAAATGGGCAAACCTATCCAAACCCATAGCATTTTGTGACTTTGATATTCCATGTCAAAAAGTGTTAGCAAAAAATTTTCCAAACGTACCAATCTTTAATGATGTAAAGGAGATAGCAAGTGACCCAAAAAGATTTATTCAACAACCCATCGGAATCCTTAGTGGAGGATATCCATGTCAACCATTCTCCACAAGTGGCAAAAGGCTTGGATCGGAAGACCCTAGACACATCTTTCCGTACATCCATGAAATTGTTAAACAAATTAGACCCTCTTATTGTGTTTTCGAAAACGTATATGGGCATGTCTCCATGGGACTTGACGAGGTACTCTTTGCAATGGAAAACCTTAACTACCAAACGAGGACATTTGTTGTTTCGGCTAGTAGTATCGGAGCAAGACACAAACGAGACAGAGTGTGGATCGTCTGTAAAAACTTGGGCGACTCCTACTACCATGGATTATCTACCACCAAGATCGGCAGAGGGAACGAAGAGATTGCAAGAGGGTGCGAGGAAAGGCAGAAAGAGACCGAGCAATCTAAGAGAACAAGTAGACCCAAAGACAATGGAGATGTATCCAACTCCGACAACCAAGGGATTCGGACATGCATCGGAGGGTCAGACAATGATCTTCAGAAAGAAAGTGGAGAGGGGAGAACTGTCAGAAACAGAAGCTCAATCTATGATGAATGGGGTAACTTTAAGACCACCGAGGATGGAAGAGTGGAAGTTTCCAACTCCGAACAGTGGTCAAGTGAAACATTCATACAATGGCAACAATCAGTATTACGAAAAGCGATTGAAAGATGGGAGACAGATCGACCTCACAATGAAGATGTATCAGACCGAGGGAGATGCGAGACTAAACTGCGATTGGACAGAGTGGCTAATGGGTTATCCTATTGGATGGACGAGCCTAGAGGAATCCCAAGAATCACAACCGAACAACAAAACAGACCACAAAGATTAAAAATGTTGGGGAATGCAATAGTACCCCAACATGCATATCATATAGGACTAGCAATAAAGGAGGACATAAAAAATGGCGAAAAAATATGATACTGAATTCATGGATTATAACAATGCAAACACATATTATGTAGAGACGTTTGTAAACATAAAAAGAATTGTAAAAATTAAAGGCATAACAGAGAAACAAGCAGTTCTTAGGTCTTTGAAAAGAGAACAAGATAGAACTTGGAAAAACTATGAATTTGTTGATTGTGATTACAATGTGGTTGATTACAATGAATTTAAAAAATTTAAAAAAGGGAGATGTTAATGATTTGTGTAATTTGTAAAGGCAAAATAGAAGAGCATAAAAATGCAGAGGGCATAGTGTATTGGACAGAGGGACACAATGCCCAACCAATATCAGATGGGAGATGTTGTGATAGATGCAACGAAGATATTGTTATTCCTCACAGAATAGCAGACATGATGGTGGCAAAATAAATGAACACTCCCCAGGAAAAAATTATTATTTGTTTTAGATGTAAAATCAAAATGAATAAAACAGAACTGAAAGACGTTTATAAATGTATTGCTTGTGGATTAATAGACGACAGAAAAAATATGGAAGAGAGGAGTTAGTTTTGGAAGATAAAGAATGGCAAAAAAAATACGGTCATGATT